CTTTCAGATGACCCACGTAGATATAGCTAGAAAGAACCTAGTGGTAGCAATGCATTACGCTTTACGCTTCAAATTATTAGCAACATTAACCTGTAATTGTCTACGTAGGTATAGTCCAAATGTTTTTTTCATTGCATCTTCTGCCTCTTTCTTAGCTGGAAATATTGCAGGGTATGTTGCGTTAGGTTGTGCAATAAATAATGCACGTAGTTTATTACCACGTTCTCTTCTATATACACCTGCTGGCCTGTTACCTCCTGTAGGTTTTCCAACAAAGATATTATTACCTGTTATTCTCTTTGTTCCAATAGCTGTATATATTTTGTTAATAGTTGACTTTGTTATATTGCCATACCTATCACGTTTAACAGCCTGTGTCGGAACTAATACACTATTGCCTGGTATGTTTGTAGCTGTTGTATGTTTAACAAATAAGGCATCATATTTTTGTTTTCTATCACTACCGAATATATTTTGATCTAAATATCTTCCCATATTATAAGGTTTATCTTTTGTAACTATTACAGAAGTAAGCGTAGACTTTTTAGCTACTGTTGCCCTAAAGCCTTTTTGTGTTTGTTTCTTTGGTCTATCAAAGTAACGTCTTGATGACCCTGCTAACCTGTTAAGTGCTGACTTTTGTTTACTACCTGCTATAAACTTAGACCCTTGCACAGATGCATTAATAGCCTGTGCAATAGAAAAAGGTAGTTGTTTTGTATGTTGATTAGTCCACTTAGTAGCCTGTGGTAATTCTGACTTTATATCTAATCTAATTGCCATTAGAAAGGGATAGTAGCTGTCTCTTCTACTTTAGCCTTTATGTTATGTGGATAGTCAAAATCTGTTACTTGAAAATTTACTTTAGATGATGGTTCATTTTCTTTATTTAGGTAATTATATATACCTGTAACTCTTCCAATGATTGTTACTTTAGCTCCTTTTTTATAACTATTAACTATAGATTGCCAGGCTTTGCCAAATACTGTGCAATTAACAAAAGTTACATCCTCTTTATTATGGTTTACTGCTATTGTAAATTTTGCAGTATCGTATGCACCTATCTGAGCATATTCGGCATCTGCTGTTAAGTTGCCTGTGATTGTTGAATTAAACATTGTTGTCTGGTAGATAATTTGAAATCAGGTAATTAATACCTGATGAGTAAGAATAATTATTTGCTTTACACCAATCTTTAAATTTTTTATGGTTAATAGGAGTAAGCTTTGATGAAACAAGAAATCGATTTTTCCACATAGATACAGATACATCAATAGGTCTTGTTTCTAATGGTTCATTAATCATTTGTTAGCAGCTAAATATTCTTCTATAAAAGTAACGTGTTTTGGCAATGTAATATTTTCAGATAACTTTTTATGTCTGTCAAAATCAAATTCTATATATAGTGCATCAGCTAAAGTGTTGTATAAGTTTTTATCTTTTATAAGTAATTTACCAACTATCTGCAAATAATATTCTTTTGTTGCTTCATCAAGAATAGTAGGCATACCAACAGCTTTGTTTTTATTTATAGGTGTTATATTATTTTGTACTTCATCTGGGTTATAGACCTGTCCGTCATGGTCTGGAATACCTGCTGTCAGATTTAATAAACCTAGTAATAAGTAGCGTTTAAAATATGTAAGTGCTTGACCTGTACTATAAAGCTCATTTTTAGCAATACCTTTTGGAAGCAATATCTCACTAGGTGGTAATGTTTCTCCAGATATATGCATAAGTTGTACAGAAAGTATATTATTATCTTCAACTATTTTTGTTGTGTTAGTTACTATTAAACCATTAGAAGCTAGTACAGGATTTACAACAGATAATACACCTGATAAATCAGCAAACTTACCATACTGTGCATCTGATTTTTCTTCTATTGTGCCTACTTCCTGTATAAACTTACATAAAGCTGCTGTTATTTGTTTAGTCAAATTATTTTATATGTTTTTATTAGTATATCTAGGGTTTACCCTTATGGCAATCATGTGTGTTTATAATTTGTCTCAATCGTTCATTATCTGCAATCACTTCAGCTAATAATTCAAATGGGTCGTTAATACCTGCTAACTCAGTTCTTAGCAATTTAATACGTCTATTCTTATCAGCTAATGTACAGGACATCGCATTAGTAGACTTATGTGCTAACGATAACATATATATAGTGTTTGTGAAGTTTTTTTACAATATATATAGTACTTATGTTGTTGACATGGCCTAAAAAGGGCCTATATTGAACCCTATTAGTACCCAATACGTACCCAAAATGACCCCATTACGTACCCGCATTGATGACAATGTAACGGAAAAAATAAAAAGATTACAGCCAAGTCACCTGTCAAGACAGGCTTTTATAAATGAATTAATACTTTTAGGTATTTTACAGAAATACAAAGAACAAAATAATATGGCACTATATATACATAAAGATAAAGAATTAGATAAAGAAGATTTAGAAAGAAAAGAACAAAAAGAAAAAATTAATAAAAAAGAAAAACAAGAAAAGATAATTCCTAAAGATTTAGAACATTTACAAACTCTTATAGATGACTTCTGGAAAGTAAAAAAAGGTAGTAAATCGATACAGGCCTGGAAACAACAGATAGCAGAATATAGAAAGTTTATAGAAAAATATGGTGAACAAGTATTGAAAGATCAGTTAGAAGCAGGTATTCTTGCAGGTACATGGAAAGGTTGTACTATTAAAAATTATGAGTCAATTAGAAAAATAAATAATGTATTTGTAGAAGAAGAAAAAGTACATCCTAATCAAAAAGTTGTGCAGTTTGATGAAATGGGGAATTTAATATAATGGATAGTTTATTTGGTGGTAGTGCAATTAGAACACTACGCAAAATGGTTAGAAATGGTTTATTAAAACCAGAAGACTTAGATACACCGCCTTCTGGTTGGTTTATAACTATGGGTTATGACAGAGAGAATAAAACAGGCAAATGGAAACGTATTTTACGTACAGAATGTGGAGCAACTCCATCAATTCCTTTACACAAATTACCAAAATATAAAAATGTACTTACAGGTAAAATAACTTTTGATCCTGTGGAATATGAAAAACAATATTAAAAATATATTAGTACAAGATCCATTTGTAAAATTTTACTCAGAACCGCATAAATATTACGATCTTAAACGTAAATGTTATGTAGCAAGGTCTGTTAGTGATGTTGTAAAAACAAATGATTTTGTAAGCAAAAATATGGAAAAAGCTGCAATACGTGGTACAGCAATACATGAAGCTGCACAGATATGGTGTGAAACAAAGGATAAAACACTAGCACTAGCGTATGCGAAAGAATATAAGCATTGGGTTGAACATTTAATTAATTATCGCATGTGGGATACATGGGAATGTGTTGCAAATGAATTACGAATGATTGATAGAAAAAGAGATATAGCTGGTAGTTTAGATGCTGTTTTACAACATAAAGAAACAGGTATGTTATGCCTAACTGATTTTAAAACACAAGCTAAATACAGAAAAAAAAATCATAGGCTGCAAATTGGTGGCTATGTATCTTTGCTATATCAGAATTATCCTTCTATAAATTTATTTACTTGTAGAGTAATTTATATAACACCTGATGGCATAAAAACAGAAGAATATAACCCTGCTGAATGTATGTACGATTATGAAGAGGCAAGAAATATATACTTTAACAAAAAGGTAAAATAACAATAGGACTTGCACAATCTTAGGGTATACCCCATATTATGTATATATACAATTTTTCTTATGGATTTTGAGGAAGAATTACAAGAAGAATTAGAAGCTATTGGCAGGGAAGAATGGCTTGCATTGTTTGATGATAAACAAGTTATGAACGCTGCACGTATGTTTTTGGAATGGTTATATCATCTACCTGATGACTATCAGCCAAAAACTGTTCTTAGCTATTATACAAATGACTAAACTAACACCAGAAAAAATATTAAGGCAACTTAAAAACTTGCAATTGCAAAAAAAAGAATTAGAGATACAAATAGCAGAAAATAAAATAGTTTTAGAAAAATATTATTTAGAAGGCATAATCATGAGTAGTTATAGTATTGATGGTGTAAAAGTAACAAGAAAACGCAAACCTGAAAAATGGCAATATAGTAATAGTACAAATCAATTTAGAAAAGATATGATAAATGCTATAGAAGATAAAGAACAACAGGAAAGAGAAGAAGGAATAGCACTAAAATTAGAAACAGGTTACACATGGGCAATAAGATGAAAACAGTAGAAAAAGTAGAAAACGCATTTAAGCGTATAAAAGAATTGATTATATTAATATCAGATTGGACTAAGCAACCAAAACAAGAAGATGCATTAAGTAAAGAATTTCAAGAAAAAAAATTAGAAATGATAAAAGATTTATATAAAGAATTAGGTGCTTTGTCTGATAGATATATGTATAGCAACAGACAAGAATTTAGTACTAAAGAATATATAGTGCAGTATGACAAGTTAAAGAAAAAAATAGTTAACTTAGAAAAATGAACCCACAAAAAAATAAAGGAGATAAAGCAGAAAGAGAGGCAGCAGATGTTTTAAGCTTAGAAACTAAATATAAAGTTGAAAGACGTTTTGGTGCAGGTATGGAAAATGATAAAGGTGATTTGGTTGGAATACCAAATTTTTGTATACAGGTTGCAGATTGGCAGAATAAATCAGCAGCTTGTTTAATAAAGCCTAGAGAAGTAGAACAACAAAGAAAAAATGCAGGTGTAGATTATGCAATGACAATGATTAGATTTAGGGGTGGTCATTGGCGTGTTGTTATGACAGTAGAACAGTTTGCAAAATTAATTAAATAAATTACTTGACAGGGGTATACCCTAATGTAATACTAGGATGTACACAAAACCGAGAGGTATCCAATGCAAAATTTTCTTATGATGTTAGCAGCGTCAGGTTTGCTTTTTACTACGTTAAATTCTACTTTATATGACATGACAGTTACAGATTGTAATGCAGGTATAGAACTAGCTTGTAAGGAGGTAAACAAATAAAAATAGTCGGGAAGCCTGATAGTTAGGTTTGTGAGATACCCTAACTTGAAAGTTATACAACACCTATAGCAATTCGTAGGAAAGACAGGGCAAGTATTGGACTTGATCTATCTCCTGACTTACAACCCCATAAGGGGTTTTTTACATTGTCTAATTTAATTTAGGAAACAGTTGCTGTTCTAATAAATCAACAGCTTTATCATCTAACGTATTAGTAGTTTGTTTGCAGATAGTTTCTCTTAATATTTCAATGATTAACCGTTTGCAAGCTGTGGTAGATAGAAAACGTATCAGAATTGGTTTTAGTATTTTGTACATAAGTCTTGTGTTACTTTTCAAACATAACAGTTTTTGTTACATTTAGCATATGCTGTCTAAATAAGCAGTGGTCAACAGCTTATACCTCACATCTAAGACAGCTTTTTTTATATGGAAAAACAAGAAAACAAAAACCCGTTACAAAAACTAAAAGAAAAATTTGATGATAAAGAAGAACAATTTGAATACATCTCAGTTGCTGTTAGGCTTTTAGTGGTTTTTTGGAGCGGTTTACTTGTTACGAGTAACTACTTACCTAAGATTCCAGGTCTAACAACAGGAGAAAAGCAAGATATAACTTTTCCCGCAAGTCTTCTTGCTACGGCACTTTCAAGTTTTGGTTTAGAGCAAGCTAAAAAAGGTAGTAAAAAAGACGATAAAGTTGCACAAAATGACGGTATAGTTCAGACTATAAAAGTAATTACACCGCTTCGCATTGAAGGAGCAGAAGTTATTGACCCCAAACCTAAAAAATGAAAAAATTTCTTCCTTTGATTTTACTAGCATTTCCAACAGCTAGTTTTGCAGACGTAACGCACTCTATACAATCGGTG